ATGCACTCCTGATCTTCTTGATAAATCGAGGGTGCTCCGTAACTTGGCCCAACAAAACCCATTTCTGGCATATTAGTCCTTTAAGCAATGTTTGCGGCTTTAAGTCTAGCTCGCAATGATTTCAATTCTGCAACAATGTTAGCCATCATCTCAGGTGCTGACAAGTCAACCATCTGATAAATTGGCTTTCCTTCACCATCAACTGCATTTGCTGAACCTGAAACAGCACCAGCAACAACTGATTGAACTTCATCAGCAATAAATCCAATGTCTGCTACACCTGAACCAATCCATGTGAAAGACCTTGGTTGCAAAGCATCAATGACTGCACCACTATTGGCATAGTTAACAATATTGGTTTTTAACCTGCGATCAGATGTTGTTCCATAGTTAACACTTGATGAAGTAGGTGAACTAATTGCACCAGCAGTTGTAAATGATGTAGGTGTTCCTACTGCAAACAACACATGGTTGCTAGAACCAATGTAAGAACTGTTGATGCAATTTACATAACCATTTCCAGTAGTAGGAACGTATACACCAATACCTTCTGTACTTTGAACATAAATGTTTGTTGGTGAACTGAAAGCAGTAGCAGTACCAGAGCTAGTAACTGTCAAACTAGCAAATGGATTACTACTAGAACCTAAACTAATACCTGCAGCACTATAAGGAACTAATGTAGCGTTTTGCAACAAAATAGTATTAGGAGAGCCACCAGAATTGTTTTGAAACCCAATTGTTGTAGCTGCACTAGAAATACCATAATAACCTGTTCCAGTTTGGATACCAATTGCAACACCATAACCAGAACTTGTACCAAAAATAGCATCACCAGTTGCACTATTACCTGAATTCAGGACACTTTGCAAAGTTGGAACACCATTCAAAGGTGTATAACCTAGTGCAGTAGTTACGTCAGAACTTGTTAAAGTAACAGCTCCTGTTCTAGTATTGAAACTAGAAACACCACCTGAAGTTGATGGTGTAGCCCATGTTCCATCATTTCTTAAAAATGTAGATGTACTTCCTGATGGTGCAGAAATGTTATAACTGTTCCAAGCAAACGTTCCTGAAAGATATAAGCTACCCCATTGGTAAGCAGAACTTCCTAATGTAAATGTTGTGCTAGTTTGAGGAATAAAAGCACTTGCATACAAATAAACAGAAGAAGTTGAATTACCAATTCCAATTACTGATGAAGCAGTTGCAATACCATAAGCAGTACCTGTTGGGCCACTACTGGTTGATCCAATTCCCACACCATTAAAAGTTGAAACGCTACCAATGTTAATGCTACCTGAATAACTATTACCTACAGCGCAAACTGCTGCCAATGAAGGTGTGCTACCACCAGTACCATTTGAAGCTGCTGTGATTCGACCATAAGCATCAACTGTGATGTTTGCAGACGTATAGCTTCCTGCTGCTACTGCTGTTGTAGCAAGCCCAATCGTTCCACTCGATGTAATTGGGCCACCAGTTAATTGGCCTGATGCAGTTCCAACTGAAGTAACAGTACCAATGCCAGAACCAGCAGGTGTTTGCCATGTTCCATCATTACGCAAAAAGGTTGTTGTACTACCAGTTGGTGCAGGAATGGCATAACCACCCCATGTAAAGTTAGTAGTTACTAATGAAGCATTAGGGAAAACACCTGTGTAGACTGCAGTATTGACATCATTAAGCCATGAAGACCTAATGACTGTTACTCCATCTGTAAAAGTAGTGCTAGACATTTAAAGCCTCTCTATTTCTTGCTAACAAAGTTTTCATAGTCGACAACTTCTTTCCAAATCTGTTCGCTAGTTGACTAGCAGTTAAACCAAATTCTTTTCTTAACCTCAAAATTTCAGCTTGTTCTTCATGTGTAAAAACTGCTCGATGATGATCTGGGCCTTTTCCAAAAAGATACCTTCCTTTGTTTAATCTGTCTTGCATATTTTCCTTTTGATCGGAAACTTTCAAATGCTTAGGATTACAACAAATTGGGTTATCACAAGAGTGCATCAAAAATCCTGCTTCTCTTTTGTCTATTGGAGCACTTAAAGTTATTGTATTAGGATTAGCTAAATCAAATATAACTCTGTGAGCATAATAAGATTTATTACCAATCTGAACCCTACCATAACCTCCTCCACCCAAATAGCCTTTCCAAGGCCAACAAACATCATCTCCTTTTTTATCTACTAAACTCCACAATCTTTCTGGTGTATTCCTTGGTCTTCCTGCTTCTTTCATAATAGCTCCTTGTTAAAGCTATTATTATACAACCTTTAAGGCTATATAAAGCCCCCATGGAGGATCCAGCCTGCATCTCTAGTTTTAGTAGAGGTAAGCACATTGTCATAACGTGCAAGGATTACAGGCCTCATGTTAGTACGCTTGATGGTACTTTTGCCCTGTGCAGCATACTGTTGAATCATGGCTATTTGCGTTGGACTAGCCTTGCCATACATAGGCATCAAACGCTCTGCCAAACACCATCTAAGGGCCATTGAATAGCCTTCTGGAAGGGCTATTGGGTCATACATGGTTGTGCTTCTAGTGAAAATGTTGTCACAGAAAACGTGCATCTCACCTTGTGCAGGATTAGGCCACAAATATAGATTACCCAATAGTTCAGTTGGTTGATAGTACAAAGCCTTGGGCCAAGGGCCATTCAAGGTCTTCAAACCAATCATTTCATATTCTTCAACATTAAGAACAGAAACTGGGTAATCCAAGCCACCACCAGTTATGGCAACACCATTGGAAGTAGTGTTTACCCTAACAAATGCAGAATTGATGGTCAAAGGACGCTTGTAGTAGCCTGTAATCGTTGTAGAAGCTACTGTTTGGCTAATATTGACTGAATATGTACCTGCTTCATTGACTTGGCCTCCAGCTCCTGTGCCAAAGCCTGTAATCATTGTTCCTGCAGCAATTCCAGTACCTGTCAACATCATGTTGGTGTTAATGCCACCAGAGTTAATAGATGTGATGGTCAGGACATTACCTGAAATTGAGCCTACAAAGTTAGCCTGAACTGAACCAGTAGGTCCAATGGTGTATTGGGTAACGTTTTGTACAACAGGGAATATGATTTCAGTCTTGTAAAAGACCATCATTGACTCGTTAGACCATTGATCTAACATATCTTGGAGCATATCGTATGCGTCTTGAGCTGCTTCAGGAGTTGGGATTTCTCCTGCCTCTAGTGCTCCAATGTCTTTGAGTGCTCTGCTAACTATGTCAATGGGTTGTGCCATAACTTCATCCCAAAGTAGGTTTAAAAGTCTTGAAAACCCAAGGCAAGGAAGATGCTTCCTTTTGCACTAGCTGTTTTTCTAAGTTGGATTGTATAAGATTTATACCATCTTGGCTAGTTTCTTGAATAATCCAATCAATTACATTTTGTTCTTTTACTTCAGCAAAAGGTGTTTTTAGGCTTGGATTAGCAAAAGTATGTGTTCCTTGGGTTTCTACTGTATTTGTGCCATCAGTTAAGGAAACATAGAAATCAGCATGGGTAATTAACCCATCTGTTTGCTCAATGTTATTGATTTTCCAATCCATTATGCAGACCAAGGCAAAGGTTGTGTTGTTGGGCTTACAGGAGGGTTTTCTAAACTATTTATTTGGCCTTGTACATTAGCTTCATAGTTAGCAATACCTTGAGCACCTAGGGATTCTTGCACCCAACCAATAACTGTAGCTTGAGTCAATTGTGCGTAGGGTGTGAATCCGGGTGTTGCCTCAGTAACTTGATATTGGGTGTTGCCCTGAATACTGGCAGTTTGTGTTCCATCCGTACCTGTAAGTGTCCAGTTAACATTAACAACGTAGCCAGCGTTTGTGCCACTAGGCCATTGTTGCATTGATGTAATTGTCCATGTCCATTGATTTACTTGTGCCATTTTATGTTCCTAGTTTAGATTTAAGGGTTTCAACTTCTTTACTTAATTCCTGAACCGCATTCCAAAGAACTGCAACCAAATTTGTGGTTGCTAATTTTAAGTATTCTGGATCAGAATCATCAACTAATTTTTCATTTTCTTGATTAGCTAAAACATCTTGTGCTGACCAACCCAAATAAACTGGGCCTGTTGCTTCTTCACTATTTCTTGAAACTCTAAATTGATAAGCAATAGTATTAACTTTGTTTACAAAATCTAAGCCCAATGTTACTGGTCTAATATTAGTTTTTTCTCTAATATCAGATGTACTGATTGTTGATGTTTTACAATATAAAGTTGTAGTGCTATTATTTCCTAAAACAACATAATTTGATTGTGTTGTTATACTTACTAAAGAATCATTACCAGAATAATATCCAACACCAACATTGTTTTGTCCTGTTGTAACTCCAGTTAATGCTTGATAACCAACTGCCGTGTTGTAATTAGATGTGTTGTTTTGTAACGCATAATAACCAAGAGCCGTGTTAAAACCCCCAGTTGTGTTTAACTTTAAAGCCCAAGTACCAATACCAATATTATTTCCACCTGTTGTATTGGAATATAAAGATTGATAACCAATAGCTAAAATATCGTTTCCAGTATTGGAATATCCAGCTTGGTAACCTATGCCAATTAAGTTTGAACCTGTACTATTGGTATAAAGAGATTGAAATCCTATTGCCAAGTTATTTCCTGCTGTTGTATTACTATAACAAGCCTGATAACCTACTGCTGTATTGTTAGATGCTGTGGTGTTGTTATATAAAGCTCCATTACCTTGAGCAGTATTATTGCTTCCAGTTGTGTTTAAAATTAAAGCAGTTGAGCCAGATGCAGAATTATTAGAACCTGTTGTATTTGTTTGTAACGCTTGCATACCAAAAGCGGAATTATTAGAGCCAGTTGTATTTGCTTGTAAAGAAAGACCACCTGTGCCTGTGTTTTGATTTCCTGAAGTATTAGCATTTAATGATTGATAACCAACAGCAGTTTGATATGTTGCGGTATTTGCGCCACCAATAGCTTGTGAGCCTAAAGCAGTATTAGTAGATACAGAACCACCACCTAAACCTACTGTTAGTCCATGAATGGATGCATCATTTGCCATCGTCACCGTAGTGCCGTTGAATGTGAAATTGGCAGAGCCAGCAAATGCACCACTAGAATTGTATTGGACCTGTGTATTAGAACCACCAGCAGAAGCACTTACAGATGCCCAAGTTCCATCACCACGCAAATATGTTGTGCTAGAAGGTGTTCCAGTAACAGGGTTATTTGCTAAATTAGTTACTGTTGATATTAAATAACCACTTGTAGGCAAATTTAACGATGTTGTAGCACTTGCAGTAAATGTTTGAGCAAATGCACCTGCATGAGTAACGTTACCTGCTAAAGTTAGCGTATTCGTTCCATTGTTAACACCAGTTCCACCATAAGTGGGTGCAATAACGTTTGCATTCCAAACACCAGTAGTAACAGTACCTAAACCAGTAATTGAAGTATAAGAGCCTGATACATAACTTGAACCAATTGTTCCACTACTAATATTTGAAGCATTTAAAGATGTTAAAGAAGCACCAGAACCACTAAAAGCAGTTGTTGTTATTGTTCCTGTACTTGGGTTGTACTGTAATTTAGTAGAACTTGTGTAAATCGTGCTCAATGAGCCTGATGTAGCACTTGTGAAGTTGATATAACGAGTTCCATTGGTTGTTGTGTCATCAGTAATGCTTGCTCCTGATGCTGGACTAGACCATGTAGGAACACCACCTGCAACAGTCAAAACTTGACCAGTTGAACCAATTGCTAGTTTAGAAAGCGTATTTGAAGCAGAAGCATACAAAGTGTCACCAGTTGTATAGCTAGTCTGCCCTGTTCCACCATAAATTGCACCAATTGACACACCATTCCATGTTGCGTTGGTAATCGACCCTGCGTAACTAAATGTGTTGGTTGACCAAGAAACGTTTGAGGGTGCTTGGAAGTGGTAATCCCAAGTTCCTGCTGCAACAGAATTGGTCAAAAGAATGATTTCAACAAAACCACCAGAGGGCACAGAAACAACTAATGTGCCTGAATTGTTTTGCACACTAATCGCACCAGAAGTTTGATTGTTGTTAAAAGTGTATATCGCACCTGTAGGGATTGTTGTTGCATCAGGTAACTTATAGGTCTGACCACCTGAGCCAGTTATCACAAAATTAGGTGTTGATGCAGCAGTTAACGTAATGGTTGTCCCTGCAGCAGCTACGTTAGTAAATCCCTCATAGAAATCGTTAGCAGATGTGTTGGCGTTAGCATCCCTTAAAACAACGCTAGATGCACCAGAGCTTGTGGTAACACCAGTACCACCATTTGCCACATTTAACGTACCTGCAAGCGTTACTGCGCCTGATGTGCTTGTTGAAGGTGTAAGTCCTGTAGTTCCTGCACTAAATGAAGTAACAGTTGTCAAATTAGCCCAAGTAGGAACACCACCACTTAACACCAAATATTGACCATTGCTACCTGCTGCCAAAAATGTAGTTGCACCTGACCCTGTTTGATAAGGCAATGAGCCACCAGCTCCACCAGCAAGGTTAGTTGATGTGGTTGCACTTGTGGCAGTTGAAGCATTACCTGTCAAAGCACCTACAAAAGTCGTAGCAGTCAATGAACCACTTGAAGGGTTGAAGTAAAGAGCTGTGCTAACGTTTTCAGATGTGATTACTCCATTTGTTGTGGCAGTAAATGTAAGGTATCGAGATGCGTTAGTAGTGTTATCTGTGCTAATTGTTAAGCCAGAACCTACAGTTGACCATGATGTGTTTGTACCATCAGTAGTCAGAAATTTACCTGAGTTGCCTGTTTGTGTAGGCAGAAGGTTAGTAAGAGCACCATTAGCAGTTGTTGATCCAGTTCCACCATTGCCAACGTTCAAAGTTCCTGCAATAGTAATTGTTCCACTTGAAACAATAGGGCCACCACTTGTTGTAAGGCCTGTTGTACCACCAGAAACGTTAACACTTGAAACACCACTACCTGAACCAGTAAAAGGTGTTCCAGCAGGGCCAATAAACGTGATAAAGGCCAAAGTTGTTGGGTCATATAAAGCCTGAACAGGCAATATGTTTGTGGTTACTGTATTGGCAATAGTGTTGCTCATGGTCTACCCTAAAAAAAAGGGGGGAATTTCACCCCCCCATAATCAACTTTGGTCACCTACAGGTGTCACATACAGAATGCCAGCAGTACCTGAGTTACTGATAGCAGTCATGTAAAAGGGAGTTGTAGGAGTTGCTAGAATCAATGGAGATGACATTCCTGCAGGAAGAACGAAATCGCCAAGTGTTGAACCATCTACAGGAAACACAGCAGCAGGGCATGGTGAGAAGCTAGAAAACTTCACAGCTATGGGACTCGCTCCTGTGTTCAAGAAAGATGCGTAGTTGATTTGGTCATTCGTTGTGTCATCAATCAAAGTCGAGGCATGGCTCGTGCTTGTAACTGATAACGCAGTTGTTTGACCAGCATTACGTTGGACTGTTGAACCTGCCATGATTAAGCTGCATTAGTAGGAAGGATTGTGCCTTCCAAACGATCCACACCCAATGTATAAACACCAGATGCAGGAGTTGCAGAAGAACCTGTGCTATTTGTAAATTGAATTGACAAAGTATTAGCAGCAGATACCCAAGCATTTGCAATACCAACACCAGTAGTCTGAGCACCTTGCAAAGAAATATTTACAAAGTCATTAAGCAAAAGGCCTTGAATTGTAAATGTTTGAGTTGCTTGTGAACCAGAGACTGCTGCAGGTGTCAATGTTGGGTAAACAAGGAAAGAATTGAGGATGTTTCCTCTTAGGATCGTAGTTTGTAATGACATAAAA